AAGTTTGATACGGTTTGTTCTGGACATTTTCATCACCGTAGTAGTAATGGGAACATTAACTATCTTGGAAATCCTTATGAACTTACCTGGGCGGATTTCGAAGACCCTAGAGGCTTTCATATATTCAACACCAGTGAGAGATCGTTGGATTTTATACAGAACCCATTTTCAATCTTTTCTAAAATATATTACGACGATACTAAAGATATAGGTTATACTACAGAAGACTTTGAGAATAAACATCTTAAACTGATTGTAGTTAATAAAACCGATTACTACGCATTTGATAAGTTTGTAGAGAAGATCTATAAAGCTAATCCACTTGAGTTAAAGATTATAGAAGATCTATCTGAGTTTGAAGCTGATGCAATGGGTGACCAGGAAGTAGATCTAGAAGATACTGTTACATTACTATCACAATATGTTGATAGCTTAGATACTGAAGCTGATAAAGCTCGCATTAAGACATTGATGAAGACGTTATATGTTGAAGCGCAAAACTATGAAGTGTGAGCATTGGTTTCCTACACCAATTTGGTATGGTATATATGAAAATATTTATGAAACACAATATAATAACGCTATTAAATATTGTAAAGAGTTAGCTACAATTAATCCCGGGCGAACATTTAGCAACGCAGGAGGGTGGCAGAGTAACGATCTTTACTATAAGGATATTATTAATACACCTCTACAAATCTTTTTTGACGAAATTAAACCGAAGGTTAAAGAAGTACTTCTTGAACTTGGTATAAAATATGATTACTATATTAATAACTCTTGGATCAATATTAATGGCAAAGGTAGTAAAAATCATCTTCACGATCACCCCGGTAGTAGTGTGTCAGGAGTTTTTTATTTGACAGAAAATAACTCTGAAATTATTTTTGAAAGAAATAGAGATATTAATAGGTATCACATGTCTAATCTGCATTCAAATGGTGACACATTTCTTTCATATAATACCCTAAGCTATACACCGCAACAAGGACAGTACATAATTTTTCCATCTTGGTTACTTCATGAGGTTAAAACAAATAATAACGATAGTGACAGAATAAGTATATCGTTTAATGTTAGCAATAATATATGATTAAATTTAAAGTTATAAGATGGCAAAACTTTTTATCAACTGGCGCACAATTTACAGAAGTTAAATTTGATAAGTCACCTACGACTTTAATCATAGGTGAGAATGGCGCAGGTAAGTCTACTATTTTAGATGCCTTGTGCTTTGCTCTATTCAATAAACCATTCCGTAATATCAATAAGCCTCAGTTGGTTAACTCTATCAACGGTAAGAATATGTTGGTAGAGGTTGAGTTTACTATTGGTAGTAAAGAGTATAAGATATGCCGTGGCGGTAAGCCAACCGTGTTCGAGATCTATCTTAATGGCGAGTTGTTGAACCAGGATGCCGCGGCTAGGGACTATCAGAAGTACTTAGAAGACCAGGTATTGAAGTTAAACTATAAATCGTTTACTCAGATTGTTATCTTGGGCTCTGCCTCCTTTACCCCATTCATGCAATTACCTGCCGCTCACAGACGAGAGGTGATCGAGGATCTTTTAGATATTAAGATCTTTACAGTTATGAATACGGTACTGAAAGATAAAGCAAACGATATTAAAGTTAAGATAACTGATCTTGAAAATAAGATTGACCTTGGTAAGTCTAAAGTAAAGATTCAACAAGACTATATCAAGACGTTAGAAGAAGATAAGCAGAAAAAGGTTGAAGATGTACAAAAACGGATATCTGAATCGAATGCCGAGATTACACATCTTCAGAGTATTGTCGAGGCGGAAAACAGTGAGGCGAGTCTACTTCAATCCAGTATTGTGGACAACACGGAGAAGCGTACTAAACGCACAGAACTGGATGCGCTCCTTAGAAAATTATCCGAGCGAATTAAGACACAAGAGAAACATGTATCGTTTTACGACGAACATGATGTATGTCCGACATGTAACCAGGCTCTGGAAGCGGACGTCAAAGAGAATGCAAAGACGTCTCACCAGCATAAAATTGGTGAAATTGAAACCGCTGTTCAAACCCTTACCGAACAACTTGACGCTATTGAGGCACGACTTGATGAGATTGCTCTGGTCGAAGAGAAAATCGCTGAACATAAGAGCGCTATCATTAGCCTCAACACCCGAATCATTGCCAGTCAGAACTATATCCAGAAGCTTAATCAAGACATCCCGACAGCAGGAGCAGACGTATCTAAGCTTGCTGAAGAGCAATCCAAACTCAAAGCAATTGCTAAGGAAGTGGTCGTTCATTCGGAAGCAAAGAGCGCATTGGTTGAAGAGAGGCACTATCTTGAGATTGCCTCTGTACTCCTTAAGGATACAGGGATCAAGACAAAGATTATTAAACAGTACCTCCCAGTCATTAATAAACTAGTTAATAAGTATCTCCAGGCGATGGACTTCTTTATATCGTTTGAGATAGATGAGGCATTTAACGAGAAGATTAAATCTAGGCATCGCGATGAGTTTAGCTATGCATCGTTCTCAGAGGGTGAGAAGGCTAAGATCGATCTGGCTCTATTGTTTACCTGGCGTACTATTGCTAGAATGAAGAATTCAGCCTCTACCAATCTATTGATGTTGGATGAAGTGTTCGATGGGTCATTAGATATCAATGGAACAGACTTTGTTATGACTATCCTAAATACTATAGGAGAAGATAATAATATCTTTATTATCAGTCATAAAGACGCTTTATTTGATAAGTTTAGATCAGTAATTAAATTTGAGAAGCACCAGAACTTTAGCAGGATTGCAAAATGATTAATAATTATAGTTGGAATTTAAGTGCGGGAGTCACACAGCCATTCTGTACTTTTAGTGATATTTTTAGTGATAAGGAAATTAATAATATAATTAAAATCGGAGAATCAGAAGTTCTAGAAAAAGGACAGGTTGGAAGCTCCGAAGATGTTGAGGGTAGTTTAAATATTAATTTAAGAGATTCACATATTTCTTGGATTTCTTCTAGTAATCCATCTAATCATTGGCTATTTAGAAGACTTACCGATGTTATTAATGCAGCAAATAAACAGTTTTTTAATTTTAATTTAGAAAAAATTGAATCACTACAGTATACTATATACAATGAAGGGTGCTTTTATAAAAAGCATATGGACATGCAAGATGATCATCCGGGGCATGCGGTTAGAAAGTTAAGTTTTTCTCTTCAACTAATAGAGGAAAATGAGTATGATGAAGGAGATTTGGTCTTATGTTTATCTTCGAATCGTCATATGCTAAGAAAAAAAGGGACTTTAATAATCTTTCCTTCTTACATGATACACGAAGTTACAAAAGTAACTAGAGGTACAAGAAAATCTCTAGTGGGATGGGTTGAAGGTCCGCCATTTAAATAAATTTAAAAAAATTTTTATGATAATAAAAAAAAGTGAACTAAAGCTAGTACCTGCTAACGAACATCCTTTAAGTATTGCTGATGATGTAAACTTTAGTAAAATAGATGCATCGATGCTTACTAACGTTATGCTAGATAGAATGACTGAGATGGGAGGGGTTGCTTTATCTGCCCCCCAGGTTGGACTAAATATGTCAATGTTTGTAATGGGTATTGATCAGGCCAGGGTAGAAGTATTTAACCCAACCATTACTTCTTACTCTAAAGATGAAACGTTGATGAATGAAGGAAGCCTTACATACCCTGGTATTTCAGTTATCGTAAAGAGACCAGCATCGATCACTGTGCAATATTATAATAAAAATAATGAAATACAACATCACGAGTTTCAAGGGCTAACAGCTAGAATCTTTCAGCATGCTTTTGATCACCTACAGGGTACTACTATTAAGGAAAGAGTATCTAAACTGAAATGGGATATGGCTACCAAGCGTCTTAATAATTACAAACAAAAACTAGTCAAGAAGTATACTCAGAAAAAGCTTCTTGAAATTAAGAAAGCAATGGAAGAACAAACAAATGGCAATACCTAAAGAATATCTAGACTCTGAATTTGATTTTGGCTTTACAACCGAAGATACACAAGAAATTATTAACACCCATGCTGCTACAGCTGCCGATTACCAAGCAAAGCTCTTACAGGTTGAAAAATTAATTATACCTCTTCTTGTTAATTTAATGAAAAATCCTCAAGTAGATACAATTAAATGGCCTGGGCGAGCACCTATTATAGAAAAGCAAATAGAAAAGATCTTAGCTATTACGCGCTCTTGATTTTCTATGCTCGTCTATATGATAGAGACCAACCTCAATTGAGTCATAATCTCTCCCTAATGTATACCCAGGAGGCAGATTGTTTCTATCTCTGACTCTTGTCTCTTTATCTGATTTAGGATCGTATGCCCAATAAGAGTCTTTGGTATGCTGATTACCTAACTTCTTCTCTGCCATTGCATCTTTGGTATTATCGCTGTGCTTCTTACCCTGAAAGTTGGATCTACCTTTTAACCCAGCTGATATCTTCAGCCTTGTGGCCTCGTCTCTAGGCTTACCCATCTTTGCCTCAGACATCTTTCGTCTGGTCTCTTCTGACATTGGTTTACGAACATATTGATACCACTCAATAAACTCATACTTACTGTAACTACGTAACAGTCTGGTTCTTATAATGTCTACAGCAGAATTATCTTTAATTGAGTTAAGTAACTCGTAACGATGGCCATACTTAATTCTCACCTTGTCAACAGGCTGATCGGAAATTAGAATTGTCTTTGTTACGTCGTAACAGTAGAAGTGAATCATTAAGTAGTATATAATTGGTCCTATCAATATTTAGGAGTCAATTATGTTTCCAGCTGGCAAGTACTATGTAGGTGATTTGTGCTATGTAATGCATGATGAGTGGGATGAGGTATGTGGTTTGTTCTTTAAAGGACGAGACGACCATGGATGTAACCAAGGTATGTTTGAGTTGAAGGATGGCCGTAGG